TTTGCCCCATTAAATTTCAAACCCCCTTTTCATATGTACACTAAAAAGCAGGCTCATATGCATTTATCTGCATACAAACCTGCTCACCATTACACTAGCACTCTATACTAGCCGTAGTAATCGTAGCTACATCAATGTTAGCCTGATAAGGCCTGTCAAAATTTTGATACCCATTATTGGTACCGTTAATCTTGTCAAATGACAAGTTGACATGTCCTGCGTCAATAGAAATAACGCCGTTAAAATCATAGAATTTAGTTCCACCTGACTCGTCTTGCATATATCCATTAACTGAGGCACTAAATTTATTAGACCCTAACGGACCACCAAGTATCAAGCAATTTTCATCAACTGTAGCAACCTGAACAATACTACCACCACTAATTTTATTATTATAATTAAAGTCAATAGTTATACGTCCAATGTTCCATGATGTAACATCATTCGATAAGCTCATTACACCTAAGCTACTAATTTTTGAAACAGCTTTTTCGTTAATATGGAATGGAACACGTTGCCTATACTGTACATCACAATTACCATGTAAAATCCCGCTTAAAAGATAGGTAGCTATTAAGTCTTGGTTCTCTTCGTTAGGGTGCTGATTATCGGATCTACTGATACCACCATAGTTGTGCATAATATATTCTGAATTAGTAATATATCTAGCTCCATATTTACCACACCTAGTATAAGCAGGAAGTGCATTAGTAATAATCTCTTCACGTTTACTATAGTCAACACTCCATCCAATCATAGCCACATAGATTTCAGCGTTAGGGAATTTTTTCCGAGCATTAGTAAATGTGTTCTTCATCCCTGTCATAATATTAGACTGCGATACATCAGCATCGTTCCATCCACCTGCATACAGGATTTTCTTAATACCCAATCTCTGGACATCATTCATTCTATTATAAGCGTCTGTCGTTAACTGGTTAAAGTCTTTAGTAAAGTCTGCTCCACCTTTTTTACCAAAACCTGCACCACCTGTTTCTTCATGCCAGTATGTTTTATTTTCAACCCATCCAGCGTATTGTGCCATAAGTTTTGGAAAACCAGTAACGTCTCCACCTGCGGTAAATCCTCCGGCGTAGCTATCACCAATGATAAGAACATAGCTTTCAGTTGTAGATGCAAGGTGTTTGGTCTTTTCATTTTCAACCATTACTTTTCTTTCATTGCCATCTCTGTCTAATATAGGCACATAGTCAAAAAATTCTGTTGTAGGTGACTGTATAGGTGTTTTGTATTTAATTGGATTCTTTGAATCCACGTCAATAGTATCAGCGATAACAGATTTATCTTTACTTCTTTCTATTGTACTACCCGTATAAGTTTCTTTATTTGTTCCATTACAAGTTATAGTTCTATTTCCTGTTATTGTTTCGTTTAATGTGTCAATATTTTTAACTAAATTTCCGTTAATCGTTTCTGTTTTGCTTTCTGTTTTTTCTATAATATTTAGCGTTCTATCACTACCGATAGTAACCATTTTTGCATCAAGCTCGTAATTATTACATCTATTTTGTTCGTCACCAGTAAATGTTTCTGTCTTGTTTACACCACTGCAACTAGCATCACCAGTAAATGTTTCTGTCTTGTTTACGCCACTGCAACTAACATCACCAGTATATTCTTCTGTCTTGTTTACGCCACTACAACTAACATCACCAGTATATTCTTCTGTCTTGCTACTTCCGTTAATATTAGCATCACCACAGTTAACAATAGTTATTTCGCTTGAAAAATCAGTAGTTTTAACTTTATCCTTAATAGCAATTCTGTTAATCTTAATTGTATTCTGTTCACCAGTATCACTAAAGGTAGGTATTTCAACGTTACCACTAATGTTATCTACTTCAATGTAGTTTCTGTTGCCACTAACTGTGAACAGTTTTCTAGCATCGCCTGTGCAGTTGCATTTAACAACATTATCATTAGATTCTAATGTAAAAAATTCTTTTCCGACTAGGCTTGAAATAGTATTAAATGTAATATTATCACAATGTGAGTTACCAGTACCACGAATAATTAAACTTTCTTCAATAGCATGGTCAAAAATAACATGACTAATCTGTACATTTCCACTAGCGTTAACATCAAGCAAATTGAATCCATCTGTAAGAATGCACTGCGAAATACTAGCGTTAGCAACATTACACTTGATAAGGTCAACATTATTAACCTGAATATCCCCGTTTCCGTCAAACATCAAACCTGTTAAAGTAAGACTCTTTACTGAACCCTTTAACATAGCTTCGGTTGCGCCACCTCTAAGTACCAGTCTAGTAACATATCTTCCCTGACCAAACATAGTAACATCACTATTTTCTGGAAGTGTTATTGTGCTAGTAAGATAAGCACCACTCGGGAAGTAAACGCACATACCATGGTGGGCTTTGGCATAGTCCAAACAACCCTGAATTGCTTCTGTATCATCTGCTGAGCCATCACCAACAGCAGGTTTCAAATTTTCTGGTGGATTTTTAACACTAAGCATATAATCACTTAAAATCTCAGCAATAATGTTATCAATTTCACCACTGGAAATGTACGTTTTAATAAGCTCTCTAATGTGTTCTGGCAACTGATTATTGTTCTTAATCAGCTCGTTTAATTTTTTAACAATTTTGCCCTGCACTTCCATATAACTAAGTGAGTCATCGTAAACCAATGGTAACGCCTTTAAAGTCCAGTATCTAAGTGTTTCTACATCTGTAAACATATATTACTCCTTTCTGTTCTACCACAATCCAAAAAATAAATCGTCAAATTCTTCAATAACCTGCATATCAATATTCAAGAATGTTTCACGGTATTTCATGATTAACGAACTGTAATTTTCTGAATTTTGTTTACCTACAATAGTTTCGATATAATCTTCTGTAGTGTCAACATTTCCACTACTCTGTTCACTGTCTTTATAGGTACTTCCAGTTTTCTCTGTAGAATTACCACTTACACTCTCATTACCACTATTAGTGGTGTTAATCTTTCTAGCGTCTGTTAAATAAGTCTGGTTATCAACACCAACTAAACCGCCTTGAGGTGTATCACTGAACAGGTTCTTTTCTTCACCATTTGCGCTACTATTCTTGTTGTTACTTGTTGCCTGTGAGGTATTAACATCTCTGCTACCATTTCCACTTCTGTTGTCTGTGCTTTTTTCGTTTTCAGTTCTGTTATGTTTTCTAATTAAGTCAACGTCATGGAACGGGTCAAACTTTAATTTAGCACTTTCATATAACTGATTATAGTAAGGCATGATTTCTTCCATCTTTGTATTCACCCAAAGCTTCCAGATGCCTACAGTTTCACAGCAAATCTCTCTTAAATAATAGTGCTTTAAGATTTTACAACAGAGTACTTTTCTATAATCTTCATCAAAGAATGGTACTTTACTTGTAAAAATCTTGTCCCATGATTTTGATATAACATCATCAACCGAGTTAAATCCAACACTTTCATCTAACCCACTATCAGTTTCACAAATATACCTAACTTCCGTTGTGTATTTACTCATTTCCTGCACCACCTATCGTTTTTGCACCGGGGTCTTTTGGTTGATTATCGTCACCAACCTGCTGAAAATCTTCACGGTAATTGACTTCGATATTTGTCCCGAACATATCATTTATTTTTTCAACAGCCTGTCTGCGTGATTCTAACCTGCTATATCTGCTAGCAATAGTGCCACCTTGATTTCTTGTAACTTCATCAGTTATCAATCTTTCTTTCTTCTGAATATTGATATTGCTGATACCGAGATAAGTTAACGCTTCATTCCATATCTGTGTTTTTAACTGGTACAGTTTATCACATACATATGGGGCATTAGTGTTAAATGCTTTCAACGAGTTAATATCCAGATTCTTGTCACCAAAAATAAAAGGTGAGTTACCGTCATACTCTTTATATAAGTTTAAAAGAGTAAGCCTTTGTTTTTCAGTACCTTGTAACAGCACTGGTGTTTTTTGTGCATTGGCGTTAACATCAATGATTCTATCAATGTTGTACAATCTCCGTGCAAACATTTCGACATCAAGAATACTGTTACCATGTAGATAATTATTCCAAATAATAACACTGTTATTATATTTTAATAACTTCTGATAATTGTTGTACCCACTGTACGCACGTCTAATCAAAGGGTTTCCATACACATCAAGTCTACCTTGAACGATACAGTCTAAGCATAAGTCCCCTATTACTTCGTCTTTGAAATAAACCATGCAACCAGTTTCAAATAAATGCAATTCCAGATATCTTGCGTCAACTGTATCTGGCAGGTTCTTCCACTCAAACATGGATATTGCAAGTTCTGTTAACCTGTTCAAATACTGACGATAAGTAAGGTTATTCAACACCATACTTTCGTCAAAAATGTCATGCTTTCTTCGTCCCATTTTATCACCACCTTATTACACTGGACTATTGTCTAGGTCGTATCTACCAACTTCATACCCATGTTTCCAGAATGTTACACCGTTATCATAGATACTGCAAATTTTTTTCATATCATCAGACGGTACACTTCCTGTCATTGTAGCACTAACAGTTTTTACATAGTTCCAATGTGGTCTACTGTTACGGTTAGGTATTTTTACTCTCTTAGTTGCGTACCCAAACTTAGTAAAGAAATCATCAATCATTCTTGCATACTGATGACTTACACTTATCCTACCACCCCAAAAAGTTTTCTTTCCACTTGCAACATCAACGTTACCACTATGGATATTCCCTCTTGCCACGTCAGCCATAATAGACGCTTTATACCCCTGTGATAAAAGATTCATTACAGTTCCAACTCCTGCTAGTACCCCTAGTGGCGGAAAACTTACACCTAAAGCAGACAATCCTAGAGCAGATGCGCCTGCCGTTGCTGTTGTTGCTAATGGTAGTGCATTTTGTGCTAGCCATGCTTTGAAAGAATCAGTAGACCAACTGCACATTGGATAATCGTCAAGTATCAATGATTCACCGTTAAGAGTTGTACCAACCTTACTGCCCTTGTACCCGTTTGGCCTTAATGCTACTTGCACAGGCATAGTAACAGGAACATCAACGTGAAGTGCTACAGTTAAATTGTTAAAAAATTCATACCTAAAACTGGCTGTAGATTTACCGTTTTCTACTGATAAATAGTTATACGGATAAGTGTACAGTTTATTGTTTTTAGGTTTGTACCCGTCAAGCGTGACATTTGTTGTTAAGGCGGGAACGGAAATGTCAAAACCGTAAGCACCTTTTGAAAACAGTAATTGTAAGCCGTCATCTGGAATAGTCTCACCCGTGGCAATAACAGGGCACATATAAAGTCCTACAATTGCATCTGGCTTTTGGTTATAGCTTTGCAATTTTTTGGTTAACGCTGTAACACCTTTCTTATCTACATTGTACGCAAATAATGTACACCCACCGTAAATCCCATCATATAGTGTTCCGTCTGGGTCTTCTGCCGTGTCACACACCATGCATATAATGCACAATGGGTCAAGAACTTTAGTTAATTTACCATACCCATTATACACATACTCGCCAGTGTCAAGGTTTTCTGGTATAATGTTAGCACCTATCTGGTCACTTACCGAGTGTTCTCTTTCAACAAAGCAATAATCTGGTGAACAATCAAATAGCCATGTTTGCATGACATCAATTTCAAAACTGATGTTAGATGTTACATCATTTACATATTCAACACTTGTGATAAAAGCATAAAACCACTTATTACCATAAGCTGAATTTTGAAACATCATGTAGTTGCAATCATAAAGACTGTCAGCTTTAATACCAACTCTTGCTACCCCTTTTTGTACCCTTTGATAACTGTAATTATTCATATTGTACTTTGTCAACGTACTGAAATAACCGAACTGCGCACTTGCATTGTCAAACCATAATGTATGGTCATATGTTGTATCTAGTGGCACATCTTTTAGTAACTTTATATTAGTTTGAGGATATATATACATAACACATTCCTTTCTAACGGATGTGTGGCAGAAACTTAATACCACCACACATCCTTAGCATTACTCTTTATTTAAGATAATAGGTGTATCAACAGTTGTATCACCAGTAATAGTTGTACCAGCTGTGTACTTAGTACCGTTAATCTCTGCTACCAGAGTAATTTCTGTATTAACCTTATTGTTAGGAATCATAATGCCACCATAAGGCTGAACAGCAATACCTGCCGTAGTCAACGCTTCTGTCTGAATAAAGTTTACATTGCGTGGTTCAATACTCTGTCCATCTAAGTCTGGACTGATTGTAAATACCGTAGCAATGTCACTTTCGTCCTTAGCATCTACATGCGCTGTGATTGAAGTAGGTAATGTAATTGTAGCGTCATCTGTTACAAATACACAAGCATTTGCGAACGGTGAATTTGAAACTGTTTTCCATGTGTGATAGAAATAATTCCAGTATAAACCAGATGCCACGTACTTCTCTGTAAATTTGTTATTGTTATCATAAACCTGAAACCAGTTTTCATCCATGATAACGGCTTTAACATTTTTCATCAGTGCAAGTTCTTCTGTAGTAACTGCTTCGATTCCATCAGAATTAGCCCTGATAATGTCAAAACGTTCATTGTCAAACTCTGACCAGTTATCAATAAGGAACAGCCTTCCCATAAAATCTGCTTTGTCCATATTGAAAGCACTTGCAAGCACATTCACATCATACTGTGCATTGAACATAGCGTCCATGAAAATAACCTGTCTTTCTTTTGGTGTGTTTGTTTTAACACCTGCTTCATTGAACTCACTTGACATGAATGGCAATAAGTTAGAAGTGCCTCTGAACTGCACTGCACTTTCTGTAAGTACTGCGCCAGTACCGATTGAGATTGGATGCACTCTACCATGACTGATAGCCTTAATCAGTAGGTACTTAAATAGCAGGAACTCGTCATACTCTGCACCTGTGTAAACTGCATCAACAATCTTAGAAATAAGGTTCTGTACACCATCAATACTAAGAAATGCCTGCCTTAAATCTTCGTCCTGAATGGTTACTGGGTACATTACGCGCCAGTTCATTACGTGGAAAGCTGAACGTACATCTGGAATACTTCTCTGGAACTCTCTCTTTGGTGCTTTTTCTGCACTAAAGTCTACTGCTTTTGCGATTGATACAAAAATATCTTCTACAGTTTCACCGTACTCAAGATACCCTTTTTTAAGAATAGAATACGGGTTGTTAAAGTTTGCAGACTGGACACGCACAATAGCAATCCTGTTTACAAGTGCGTTGATAAACTGGTTTGCGAAAGCAGGTGTTCCGTAGATAACTTCTCCGACTTTAGGAATGTCACTTGCCTTTGCAACAGCAGGTACGTTCTGCTGATAATCATATGAAGCGTTCTGTCGGATAACGTTCATAATGTCGATTGTAGACGCATTTAGCGTACTATTAGCAATTCTTCTAGCCATCTTTTAAATCTCCTTAAATAAATCTGAAAATGTCCTCGGGGTATTATCTGGTTCTAGTTTTGGTTCTAGTTTTGGTTCTTGTTTTGGCTCTGTTTTTGGTTCACCTGAGAAAAATCTTTCCGTGTATTTCTTTCTCCAACTTGCATCGTTTTCTTCATACTTACTTTTCCAGTCTGTACCGTCACCGTTAGCTCTTTTTTCAAAGTCATCCAGTGTATCGGTAACGTCCTCTAAAAACGATATGGATTCATCGTCAGGATTTTCTCCTAATCTTGATTTAAAACTTTCCAGAATTTCCTCTCTAGTTTTTACTGCCATTTAATCACCTCCTTTCAACTTAATAATGATATTTTAGCATCATCCAAACTGGCATTGATTTCTTTTTTGTAGTGTGCGTTCCACCACCACCACCTCCTGACGACAAGAATCTGTAAATAAGAACGGCATTGCTGACTCTTTCGTCAACTGATAAAAACTCATTTTTTGAAAACCATTTGTTGATTGAAGTGTCATTAGCATGATTAGTAATAAACTCATAACATTTTTCTGCGTAGCTCACACGGAAATCCCATGTGTGGTCGTGAATACCTTCCCACCCTACATTGAAAGCATGTGTTAATTCAGCTAAATCTGTACTACTGGAAGTGAGAAAATCTGTTAATGTGGCATATTGACTAGCTTCATCTCTGGAATACCATACATTTTCGTGAATTAAATATTGAAGTTGTCCGTTACCATCATCGTCTTGATACCCATTTTCTTGAAGCCATTCATGTAACTTATAAAGTCTACCATGCGTATCTCCACCAGTGTTTGTCCATTGTCCTAGTCCAAAACCAACATTTAAACTCGTAAATGAACTAACATTCTGTCCTTCCCACATTCCTGGGTTTACACCACTTTCCTGCCACATATTACCACATATTGCTGATACAACATAAGCACTACACCCATAACCAGTTGCGCCACCATCGCCATATCTGAACAATCGTGGAAACGACGTTTCATAATCTTGATTTCCAGTCGTTGACCCTATGCTTACTTGATGCGCTAACGGTGCATTGTCTGTGTGTGCCCCCATGAATACGCCTTTTCCTTTACCACCTTTATAGCACATTTCTGTATGTCCGCTTGATAAACCAATGTCACCTGCTAGATACTCACCTGTTGCATCAACTTCTGTAAATCCTAACCTTAACAATTCACTTGCCTGTGTGTAAGTTGTGAAAGCGTTGTATCTAGGTGCGTAATTAGGTGTTGTAAATCCACCTGCTAAGAGTGCATAGTTGATAAAAGAACTGCAATCGTAATATGTAATGCCACCTACGGTCTGGGCGTTTCTATATGTCTGACTATATCCCACGTTAGGGGCATTACACGTTTCGATTGCCCATGAATAAGCTTTATTGATGTCCGGCATACTGTTATCCTAACATCTGGTTAACGAGTTTTTGAATCTCGTCGTAATTGTAACCTGCTTTTTCAAGTCTGTTTTTTCTTTCTTTTCCTACACCCCATACACCTTTGATAACTTCTCTTGCAACTTCACCGTTCGACTTGTAACCACCTTTTGTAAAGAGTTCATTTACATAGTTTTGTACTTCATCATAATTATAACCTGCTTTTTCTAAGAGTCTTTTTCTCTCGTTACCGACACCCCATTTACCTTCAATAACCTGTCTGGCTATTTCTTTAACAGTATAGCCTTTATTGTTGTTTGTGTTTGCACCAGTAAATCTCAAGTGTAAATCCCATCCTAGATAATAATTATAATAGGAAGTAATCTGAATTTCTTTACCTGTCTGGTCACCAGTTTTACCACCTGTGGGTGTTCCTTTTTCGTTAATTGACGCTTCAACTATCTGGCTTTCATTGATACTCATACATACGTGGTTTCCTCTGTTTAAATGAATGTCACCTGCTTTCCATGGTGCTTTGCAATCTACAAACCCTGCTTTTCTTAACTGTGATTCTAAATTGCCAGTCCATGAATATGGCGAAACAGCGAAACCTGCATAGTATAATGCTGTCCCTACCAGTGAACTACAGTCATAATCTGGGCCATTTCTGTGCTGTTGGTCATAACCATGAATATTGTCCTTTGCTGTGTTAATCATGAAAGAAACAGCTTTGTTAATATCACCCATTTGTTACTCCTTTCTGGTATTTGAAATGTGAAAAAGTTCCATAAGTTTGCCCGGTAAAAGGTCTGAGTTAATTTTTGCTATGTTTTCCAGTATTGAAACTAGCTCGGTTGTACATACATAAAGGACAATAACTGGTAATATTTCTACACCTAGTTTGAATCCTATAACACCACCGTACTCATCAACTAACCAAGCCGTAAAATAACAGAAAATAAAACCCACTTTTTTGAAAAGACCATCACGTAGTTTAGCGGATTTAATGTCTTTATTTTTTACGGCTGACACGATACCGGTTAGCACGTCTAGTGCGTTAAACCCTAACGCTACAAAGATTGGATATAAGTTCTTCATGGTATCTCCTTTATTATTTAATTCAATTTTATTATATCACACTACTTGCGAAAAATCAATGGGTGTGTTATAATTAAGTATGGAAAGGAGTTTTTTGATATGCCAAAATATTATGACGGCACTAAATTATTGTCAATGTTAGATATCAACGGTAACAAACCAGAAATCTATATGGTTACTTCAAACCGAAGTGCAGGAAAAACAACCTATTTCAGTAGGCTGTGCATAAACAGATTTCTTGATAAAGGCGAAAAGTTTGGACTTATTTACCGTTATAATTATGAACTTGATAATGTGGTAGATAAATTCTATAAAGATATAGGTAATCTGTTCTTCACAGGACATACCATGACTTCAAAAAGACGGGCGAGTGGAATCTTCCATGAGTTATTCTTAGACGAAAAAAGCTGTGGGTATGCTATCAGTTTAAACAGTGCAGACCAGTTGAAAAAATACAGCCATTTATTTGCTGATATTTCTAGGCTAGAATTTGATGAATTTCAAAGTGAATCTAATCACTACTGTCCTGATGAAGTAAGAAAGTTTATCAGTATTCATACGTCTATTGCAAGAGGACAGGGTAAACAGGTTCGTTATGTACCTGTTTATATGATTTCGAACCCTGTCAGTATTATCAACCCATATTATACAAAAATGGAAATAAGTGCTAGACTACATAAAGATATAAAATTTTTACGCGGTGACGGGTTTGTATTAGAACAGGGATTTAATAAATCAGCAAGTGAAGCGCAGAAAACTAGCGGTTTCAATCGAGCTTTTAAGAAAGACAGTTATGTTGGATATAGTAGTGAATGTGTTTATTTGAATGATAATCAGAGTTTTATTGAAAGACCTACTGGAAAAAATAAATACCTTTGCACTCTTAAATATAAAGGGTGTGAGTTTGGTATAAGGGAATTTACTGAAAACGGATACTTATACTGTGATGACAGACCAGATAGAACTTTTGGTTTAAAAATCAGTGTAACTACTGACGACCACGAAATCAATTATGTTATGTTAAAACGTAATGACTTCTTTTTGAATAATCTTAGGTATCTATTTGAACGTGGATGCTTTAGGTTTAAAGATTTAAGGTGTAAAGAAGCTACATTAAGCGCACTTAGTTACTAGGTATATCTGCTCATGCGATTAACATTGAGTACATAGGATAGCACTCTTGAAATTATAGAGCCTGTGTTACTTGTCGTTTTCGCTGAACGCAATGATTAACACATGGGTTATAGATATAAATAAAACAGAGGGTAAGAACTTAGTTCTCCCTCTGTTTTAATATTACATTAAATTTTCTAAATCTAAAATATATTCCCCTATATCACATGGTCGTATGTCATATTCAGAACAAGCTTCTTTTAATTTACCTCATTTCATAATAAGTATCAACTAATTGTTATTTCACACCATATATTGAATTTAATTTCAATTTAATTAAATTTTTATCGTCTTTGCTTAACCACTTTATCCATTTCCCACAACTAGCACAATATAGTCCTGTTTGACACCCTTTTTTCATCGTTTCAAATTTATTATTACCACATTTACATTTCATATCTTTAAATTCAAATTCCATATTTTTACCTCATTTCATATGACGTTTCTACGAGTAATACACCGCCACGTATCCTCTTTGGTCTCAATTTTCCTGGTACTTTTAATCCTATTTTAAATGAACTATAATCACGTTTAATAGGATTGTTATCTTCGTCAAATAGAAATTCTTTTTCTTCATCACTCCATTCTTTATTTTTATCTGCGTCACATGCCAACGATAATTCAAATAAATCTTTACAACGTTTTGGCATGCCTGCACACTTTATATTGTTGTATGGTTCTTCTATTGGTTCGAGATTCTCTGCAACTACGTGCTCAATGTAGGTTTTCTGTCTTGCAAAGATAGCTTTATCCCAACATGATTCCAATTTCCAACAACAAAAGTTTTTATCATGTACTTTGATTCCAACTATTTCTTCTGGTGGTAAATCACAGTGTATGCTGTCTGTATCTGCATAAATAAAACCGGGGTTATCTACACCATGATAATTCGCCTGTGCCGCCCTGATAGTAAAATTTCTAGCATAGCTTGTGATAGCTGAACCGACAGGAATATAACCAGGTTTCTTGTTTGATTCTGTAACTGGTAAAAACCCGATAGTTTTATCATCTTTCACATACGCTAGTTTGAATGATGAATCTTTACTTGATGCCATTTTTCCGTACAGATTATTAAGAAAAAGTTTAGCCAACTCACGCAACGCACCTTTACTAACAAGTTTCTGATGTTTATACTTTTCTATGTATTCATCAAAGATACCTGTTAAGGCGTAAAACCAACAACCGTCAAGTATTTCAAAATCAACTAAATCATAGTGGTCTTTCAATAACTGATAATCTGTCATTGTCAAGACTAATTCAACCCTTGTATCTCTTAATATACCGTCCTTATCTTTATAGAATGAAAAGTAAGAATCTGTTTTACTGTCATAAATATCTGACGATTCCAGTGCTTCTGTACCTTTATATAAGTAAGAACTTTTTATCTGGATAAATGGTAACTTATCTCTCTTGATATAAAATCTTGTTTTAACTCTAACAAAATAATACTTATTATCGGCTATAGCTTCGTCTGGAATATAGTTTCCTTTCCAGAAGCAAGGCTTACCAACTGGATACCTGTTTCCAGATTCAGATGACATCATAGATGGATACAGAGAATTTACGTCAGCCGTAGTTCCATTTGTTTTTATCTTGTTCTCTTTTCCTTTTACTAAATAACACCAACCACCTCGGTATGATTTTCTTATATAATCTCCGGCATTTTCGTATGTATATTCTGTAGGGTTAATACTTACATTATATACATCTGGAAACATTTCCTTGTACTCTAACTGATTCTTGAGTGATTTCTTACACATCTCTTTGTATTCTTCCAAACAACAAGAACCTATTGTTAGTTTATCGTGACCCTCGTTGAACATAATTTCAAGTGCTTCTTTAACAACAAGAACATCATTACCAATGTATTCTTTTTCACTGTCTGTTATCTCACACCCTGCATATCGAAAACCTGTGTATTCCATATCAAGCTTTTTATGCTTTGTACCAAAATTATCACCAATTTTTTTAACACTAAATGGTAAAAGCTTTAGTGAATCCCTTATTTCAATAAAGTGGTTATTTACTTTTATAATAATGGTGTACCACATTCCTTTATCTGATATACTATATTTAAAGGAATTGTTTTCCATAAATTTTTCCTGTAACCACTCTACCTCGTTTATAGCTTCACCTGTTTTTCTGTATGCCTGTTTGAATCCTTTATCTATCATCAAATATGATAACCAGAATGAACCATCAAACTTTAAGTTATGATAATATGCTACGATATTACAATCTTGACTTACAAAGTAATTAAATTGTTCATCAATTGAGTGAAATATTTGTACATCTTCTGTGAATAGTTCTACCGAAGCAGACGCCCATACCTCTGTGAACTCTTGTCCTTTGTAAACAGTTGTTTCAAAGTCGCACATAAAATATCTGTACTTTTTAATCTTCAATTGTATAGCCTAATTCATTAAACTCGAAAGCGTCAGCTAAGTCCATTTTATACTGGTCACTTGCATTAGGTAGTGCGTTTATAATTCCTGTAGCGTAATCTTCCAATGCTGCTTCACTATCATATTTATTTTTATTCAAATAGTAATGTAAATCTGGTGTTGACATGATAGCTTCTACTACATCATCTATACCCTGCTGCGTGATTAACTGGTCAATTAAAGAAGTAACTTTATCAGCTATCTCTTTAGGATAGTGTGATATGTTATTTTTTATGTCTGCTATTACTGTCCTATTAAACATACCGTCATCACCGACTTTTAAATCACCATTTTCGTTAAAGTTCTGAGGCATTTTTGGTATTGGAATTGCTTCACCTTTTAAGAAATCTGGCGTTACCTTTTTCAACTCATTGGTGTAACGAGTTAACTCTACACCTTTTATTCCTTGCAATTTTAGTTCTCTTTCTGTCGGGAAATACAGTTCGGTTATAAGTCCTTTTTTGTTTAATCGTCTTATGTAGCTGTTGATACGGTTTCTGTTACGTGTATAAACTGATACTTTCTTTTTTCTTTTTGCCATGAAAAAAAATCACCCTCTTGTCTAAAAACAGCGTGTACCGATTAAAGCACACGCTGTTAATATTTATAAGTTACTTAATGCTTTCTACATCTAACTCGCAGTTGATAAAGTCACGCCCTGCTTTTGTCTTGCCAGATGTTTTCACTATCGTGAACGTTTTACCTTTCATGATATTTGAAATATCTCGAATTGAACGTTTAAACGTTGATGACTGGCAGGAATATACTTTCTTTTCTGGTGTGATGACTGAAAGAATATTAGCAATCTCACCTGTTGACTCTTTGGTATCCTCGAATGTAAGAATACCGTCAACTGTAATATGTGTTCCATCTGGTACGTCTTTCATTGAAATGATTGACGGTGCAATCGTCATAAGATACTGCTCAACTTCTGAAAATTCTCTGCTACATTCTTTGATTTCTACCATAATCTTTTACCTCTTTCTTTTTTTCTGTTATTCTGTTACGTTTTCTTCTGCTTCTTTCTCTGCATAATAAGTTTTCGCTTCTTCACTAGATAATGAACGCGGTGGAAGGATTTTAGCGTGTTTAATGAACTCCTGCTCTGTCATACCGTAGAGCGTTTCAATCTCTTCCTTATCAACAACGTGTACCGGTTTCAAAGTTTCCGTTTCAAGAACTTCTTTCGTTTTCTTGAGAAGTTTTTCATCATCCTTGCAAGTACGTGGAACTACTACACACTTGTTACAAGGCTCCCCTGTCTCAATGTCTAAACACATTACGTTGACTTTTGTTGTGGTGATTGTTCGTGTTACCATTGGTACTCTTGCCATGTTTTTTTCCTCTCTTTCTTTATTTTTTAAAACGTCAAGATATAGTTTAGTGCTATAAAGCACTAGAGCAGGTGACAGGTATTGAACCTGTTTCACGTGAATGAGCGATGATATTGTTTATTTAAGATTCACGCATTTTACCAATAAACTACACCTACTAAGGGGGCAGGTGATGTAGAGGGTTGGGAGTCTACACCACCTATGGCAACGTAACTAAGATTTTTTTGCTTATACCCTTGCTACAATTATATAATAGCATATACCGTAATTATTGTCAAGTATTTATTTGAATTTTTTCCGAACAAAATACTTATCCAAAATGAACTGTCTGTATTGATTTTTTACTGTGTCTGCCACGATTTTCGCTGTCATATATGAACTAGCTCGCAATTCGATACGTGGTATAGCCGTGTGCCAACATAAACAGTGATTTACATATATGTCTACCACAAGAGTTCCGTTTACAACTGATATGACTACATCATCCTTGATGTCCTCTTTAATCATTTCCTTTACTAACTTTACATAGTGTTTACTCATTTTTGTTCCCTCTTTCTTTCTGGTTTTATTTTGATTAGTTATCGCACCTTGTTGGTGCTAAAGGGCGTACAGTGTTGAAACTGTAATCGTGCCAACCACGCACCCTTGTTAGTTTTGACTAACTTTATGAATTCTTAGAATATGTAAATTGACTTGATGAAGTCTAACCGTAATGTACTCTTGCCATAACCTTGCTTGATTGTCAGTACACCAGAATCAAGCGAAAATGAGTCTGTTACAAAACGCTCTGAATCAGAATCTTTAAATTCAACCATTATCCGCACTGTATTTGACTTTTTCATGTTAACTCTCCTCACTTTCTTTTTTAGCACTTCTAGGTGGAAGAACTGTAGCGTATTTAATGAAGTCCTCTTCTGTCATTCCGAGTAGTAAATCCTCTACAGTGGTGGTGTTGATGTTTACAAGCTTAAATGTATCGGTCTGGAAAAGCTTCTGAAGTTTTTTTAGTAGTGTTTCGTTAGTGTCATAAGTACCACCGATAGTGTACTCACGTATCTGCACTTCTGCCGTTGTAACATCAATTGTCATAACTTCTGCCGTTGTCTGGGTTACTGTCCTTGTCACCATTTTTTCTCTTGCCATAGTAATACCTCTTCTTTCTATTGTAGTGTTGTTTGTTTTCTGCACCTTAGTGGTGCTAAAGGGCGTACAGTGTTGAAACTGTAATCGTGCCGACCACGCACCCTAGTAGTTATACTTCACGGTATGTTACACGTTGTGCACAACCCCACTTACCACGACCGTAGTCTTTAACAAACTTGCAGATGTGCTGTCCGGACGTATTTGTGTATCCGTATACTAACTGAAGAAAGTCATAACATGTATCTGTACTTTTCTCAATAATTGCTACTACTGTATTGTAACTTCTCAACACGTAGAAACTAGGTGTTTCATCATTGATTAAAGCTTGCTCTTTTTTACTCATAGTGATACCCCTTATAATGAATTTAAATAATCGCTTATTTCCATATTAGTATGCAATCTGTTAAACCCTGTAATACGTATAAGCTCATCCCATGCTTTGCTGAAATCAGCACCACTTTTAAAACCCTCTAATGTTATCGTTCTAAGTAATGCGTTAGACATTCTAACGTAACACTTCCAATCCTTACCCTCACTATATGCTATTAAAGCATAACTTACATATAAACTAATTGAATTACATAAATTATCTGTACTTAAAACTGGTTTAATATTTTTCATCTTTATTTCTCCTTTCTTTGTACCTTTATTATATTACATATTCAGCTAATTGTCAAGTACCTTTTGTACTTTATTTTATTTTATTTTTTGTATCCCTTTCCTTCCTTTCTTTGTACCTTTATTATATCATAGGTGCGGTCACTTGTCAAGTACTTGTATGCAACTTTTTTGGGGGAAATTGTGGAGGGGGTTTGAAATTTAATGGGGCAAA